CGACTTGCGCACATAGCGGAGCCTCGTACTGACGTGGCTCACGCATCGGATCACTTGACCCAGATTGTTGCGCACTTATCTGTTGCTCCCTTTGGAGCTGCGCACATATATCCCTTCCAAGGACCTTTAGCGCCTGTTCCTTCACGGTATGACATAGCGCCGTGCTTACAAGTATGAGCGCCTCCAGCAGCAGGTGCTACCTGTTGCGTAGGCTGACTATTTCGTATGGGCGTAGCCTGAGCAACGCTTCCGAAAGATTGGCTAACGCTTCCAATAAGTGCGGAAAAGTCCTGCGCTGCAGTTAGCAACGCCTCTAATTCTTCCTTGCTTGCAGCGTATAGATTGATAAGGGTTCCGTCTGGTGACTTGAAATTCACCTGGAACTTTGTTGACTCTGGTGCAGCCATTAGTTTCCTCCGATTAGTTTCACAGAAAGCCTTGCGCTTTCTTTGCCTTGCTTAGTTGGTACGAAGCCTAGTGCTTTCTCCACCGCTTCTTTATCAACTGTATTTGTCTGTATTGCAGACCAATGCACTTGGACGCCTGACTTAGTAACACCGAGTAATCCAGCAAGCGAATCTTTGATTGCTTCCTTTCGTTCAGTCAGTTCCTTTATCTTGGCGTCCAGTTGCAAATACTCCAAAGCATTTTGATCTGCTTCGGAATCCTCTATTATTACCTGCTCAGTTTTTGTACGTTCTTTTTTTAGACCAACGCATCCCATCTCCCCAGAGGCGTCGTAGAACTTACAATAAAATTTACAATAGTTTTCATCTCGCTCAGGTGCTGGAGCTTCTTTAGATTCCTTGATAGCAGATAGCCAATCAAGCGCTTCAAGAGCAATGGATTCATCATATGGTTCAGAGTGAACCTTGATATCTCTTTCATCTCCATCTCTTGGTATGGCTACCAGATGAACGTTCTTGGGCTTCCCCACCCCAGACTTTTCAATAAGGTAGCCATAAGTCTGCACCTGCCAGCGTTGTTGCTGGCTTGGGAAATAGCTAAGGTTTTTAATCTTAACTGTTTTCCAGTCGATCACATCACCTGTGTCCGGCAAGTATGCGTCAACGTGAGCTTTCATACCGTTGTATTCAACAGTAGTCTCAAGCATTATTGATTTGTTACCAGCGAAAGCGCTCTCGATGGCCGTATGAATTGCAGTACCCATAATGGCTGCAAGTTTCAGTTCAGCGTCGTTAGTCTCGGGCTGGTTATTGAGTCGGTACCAAACCTTACGGCGGCATCCGCCCAACTCTGATGGTCCAATCTGGACTTGGGTAGAACGAGAACGCTTGTTCTCTTTGTCGTGTAACGTCTTAACTAACAGCTCTTTAATATCCATCATACTCCTGGGAAAGACTGAACTATATGCCAATGGGTCAAGGTCAAATTGAAGAATAACAGGTTAACCTGAAATGTTCTAGTGTAAATATAACTAGGCACAAAAACATTTTCTTCATAGTAATCAATACCAATAGACCAATTATGAAAGTGATGTCTGTTGATATGCAATACCCAGTTACGACCAAAATCTTTTCTCATCAGTATTCCCTCCTTTGAGAAACCAACTGTATTGGCGGATGAGTATTGACGTCAAGCATTGACGCAATCTCAACAGCTCTTCGGGCGTGTTGCTCTGGTTTTAGATTGAGGTTAGAAACAGGTACGCCAGCAAGATAACCAAGAGCGAACTGACCACCCGACCCGAGACCGTAGATGCATTGATCACTTTGGATAAACGAAAGGTCGACCGCGATGTGAAATACATTCCCGTTGAATGCCACAAGGTAGTCAAATCCCGCGTCCTTTTCTTTGGTAGCTTCAAACGGGTCATAACCATTCTCCTTAAACGCTTTGAGTACTGAAGGCAAGACTTTCTTACCCATCCATTGCACAGGATCTGCACCTTTGTAAATCGGCGGAGACCAGTTGTAAGCCAAGATATCACCAGGGCGTGAATCGCCTACTATTCCCAGCAGGTATCTACCAACGGAGACAATCTTTGGAACAGCGGTTACTATGGTTCTTTGATTATCTTCGGTTACTTGAGAATCTGCTGCAAGAATACAGCGGTCATCTAATTGGATTCCTATAAGGGTAGTCACAGAAAAATCTTACTCCTTCTACGGCGTGTCGCCACTGCGACACACCCATCAGTTTCTACAATATGAGCCGTAGGCGAATAACAGATACGGAGCCGAGGCGGGGCTTACGCCCGCCGAGAGGCGACCGACCACAGGAGGGAGCCGTGCTGAGCAATGTTGTTCCGTCTACCAAGGCTGCGAAGATTTAGACTACCACCAATACAGGCAACAGACTTAAGATCGGTAGGACCGACGCATCAATGCGTCTGCGGTTGTACAGTGTTTACAACATTTGTTCAGTTTGAAGATTACGATATCTGCTGGTATGCCCTTGATGTTGAATGTACTAACTGCGGTAACTTACTTAAAGCTCCTTGTCCTGTTGATAGACCTGAATGAAGGCATAAAAAAAGAAGGCCGCCCTTTTCAGGACGGCCCTTTTATTGCCTCGCAACTGGCAAACTTTTAGTACTTCAAACCAAACTCAGCCTCGGCTTTATCTGCCCACTTAACTAGAGGTGCAGTTAAACCACCGATTAGAACTGCATATTCTGGTGCCAAATCGGTAGCAAATGCAATACCCATTGTTACACCTGATGCAAGGACAGCTCGGAGATAAGACTTGAATGCAGCCTTAAACTCTTTGCTCTTTAACTTCTTGATTAACTTGTCCACTTAGTCTCCTTT